CCAGTTCGTTGTCTGCATCGAGTACATAAGGAGCGGCCCAAAGAGAGTTCCATTCGACAAAATCGCAGAAAGCCTTTTCGAATTCGAGATCGCAAACTTCATTGCGCCCGGCATAAAAATTCAATACTCCGTCAAAACCGATCGATTTTTCTGATATGACGAATGTTCCTATGGGGACATGTGGTTGCAAACCTCCCGAAGTTCCGATACGCACCATTGTCAGTTGCCTGAATTCAGGCTTTTCGTTCCGGGTTTCAAAATCGATGTTGGCAAGAGCATCCAGCTCGTTTACAACAATGTCGATATTGTCTGTTCCTATTCCATGAGAAACGACGGTGATGCGTTTCTCTTTATAAGTACCTGTTATGGTATGGAATTCACGACTGCTTATATCACATTCTTTTGTGTCGAAAAATGACGCTACAAGATCTACCCGGCCGGGATCGCCTACCAGAATGATTTTATCCGATAATTGTTCGGGACGTATGTGCAAGTGAAAAGCACTTCCGTCTTGGTTGATAATTAGTTCTGATTCCGGAAAATGTTTCATAGCTTTCGGTTTTTATGTTTATAACTTAAAATACGAATATAAGCATTATTTTTAAGAGCCCGGTTGAGAATATGTATAAATTTTCCAATAAAAATACATGAGGTTTAAAATGATGAACACTTTCAATAAAATTCACCATTGTAGGGTCTGCTTTTTGCTCTTCGATGGATTTAAAATCCTTCTTTCTACTGATTCGGAGTATAGATTGCCCACCGCAGGCAGGATTTGAGACAATTATGTGTACTTTTTTACCTTCAAGGTAATTTTTACATCGATTTAAATCCCTGAAAAGAGGAATACCTGGGAAATTATCTACCCATTGTTCATTTTTTGGGGTAAAATATACTCCTCTAACCTCTAAATTACCTAAGATTTTGAATCTTTTGTCACCTTTAAACGGGAATAATCCTATGCCTTGACCATTGCATACTCCCAAAACTTTATATTGCTTCATATTTGATATGTTTTGTATATGAAAAATGCTATTAGTATTGCTCATACCCTGTAGAATTATGTGTTTACTATACAATATCACAATCAAAAATTAATCACATGAAAAAGAAATCTGTTAAAAAAGAGGATAAAAACATCAAATTGTTATCCAAAGATCAAGAAGTTTTAATCAAAGGCCCATCACATTGTGAACTCTGTAAGGTAATCGATGTAAATAAAAATTCTGCCTTACTTTCGAATGGGATATCAGTAAATCCCAAATATGATCGAAAGATCAAATCCTTGACTCCTTTAAATTTAAAAGGAACCCAGTTCACGATATTGGTTCATGGAAGTGAATCTAAAAGAATTTGGAAAGAATATTGCTTAGGAAATACTGCTTCTAAATTGCAGAGTGCACTAGAAAACTTTAAAAAGGGAATCCCTAATAATTCATATTCTACAGAAGAATTAGATGGCTACTCTATGAAATTGAATGAGTTATTGGAAAGTCTACAGAAGGAAACTATAAACGAATAGGTTTTGGTAAATGTTTTTAAAATTGAGAATTGATTTTTCAGCGTAATCAAAAAAACGTAATCGCGGACTCTTATGGGTCAGGTTTTTTATCCCTATTTGCTTGAGAAAGTAGATAGGGATTTTTTATTGTGTTATTCCATATTTCTCTTTTGGGAATATTTTATCGATTTGACCAATGTTATTCAATATAAAGGTAGCCCTATAATCTGTTGTATCACCCTTTCCTTTAACTTGATACATGATATAAATATTACCATTATAATTGAAAAATCCAAACTGGATTATATCACTACTTGTAGCAACATAATTTGAATACAAGGGGCCAAAGTTTTTATACTTTTGGCTATTTTCATCCCATGCCAGTAAGTATACTTCATAGCTAGTCGGATCTTGAAAAAAACAGTAATGATAATCCTTGTTATTGGTTTCATCTGTTTTTCTTAATATTCCAACCCAATATTTATTAACACTTTGTCCAACCCAATCAGTACTAAAGCCATCGGAGATTAATTGGCTAGTTTTGTGATCCCATTTATAATTAAATCTATCCGATAATACATAAAGAAAATCCTTATTTTCATCGAAATCCACATAAAGGTGAGGGTCCCATGCTCCAGTAGAAGTAGCTATAGAAACCTTTTCCCATCTGGTACCATTATTTGTGAAAGTAGGAACTCCATTTTCATTAAGTTTTCCACTCCAATAATAAAGGTCCATGTTACCACTAACTAACTTACAATCCCAAAACCAAAAGTTTCCTTCAGCATCCAATACTCCATCTGCATATCCTAAAAAAGCTCGGTTCTTACTGTAAGTTGTTCTATGTACTACTTCTGGTACTTCTTTGGTATGATCCAAAACATGTAGCTGAACTTCGAATGAATCAGGGTCATAGATCTCCATATAATATTTATTATGGTATGACCTGAATGGTTTTGGATCAGCTACTCCTCCGATACTGGGAGAAGGTTGAGAGATTCTGGTTTTTGTTTTCCTAGTTATTAGGTTGTAGATTGCCTCTAATGTGAAATAATTTCTACTTGAGGTATAATTTATCTCAGTAATTAATTGATTTGGTCCACAAATCTTTATCCATGGCCTTTGAAAAAATTGGAAATAATATGTAACACTCCCCTCTTGGTAAGTTTCTGGGATATCCCATCTTATAATACCTTCTGATAATGTGGGAGAGGGAACAGAGCCTATGATCTCTGAAAAACTTGGTAGAGGTTCACTGGGAATCCCAACCTTCGAACATAAATCTTTTTTTGCTTGTGTAATGTGATCTTTTTGATCCTGAATTCTTGATGTTAAACTCATTGTATTATTGCCTTAGTGATTAATATTATAAGATACTATCTTATAATATTAACTTTAATACATCACGAATATGTCACTCAAATCAAGAATTGAAGCTCTAACTACACAAATCAGTAATGCAAAAACAAGTTTAAGGGATGCTCTGAGAAATAAGGGGGTAGACCCAGGATCTCAGCCATCATTTGAAGCCCTAAGATTGGGAATCGAAAGCATCTCATCTGGAGATAAGTACAAAAAATTAATAGGAAAAGGTTCTATCTTTAGTACACACTTGGATACTAATAAAACCGCTAGAAAGATGGTTATGACTCCAGATAAATCCACAGTCTCCATAAAAGTAAATTGCACTTTAGACAGTATCCAATCAGCCTTAGATGAAATCAATGGAAGCTTCTATAAAGGCGATCTGGTAGTAATCGTAACATATGCTACATATGCTATGCCCATTGATGGCAATTATGGATTATGTATTTATAATTTATCAGAAGATTTATTTTCATACTTTTCGGGATACGGTAATTCAACCGGTATGAAAAATGGATACCCATGGGTAGAAAACGTATTATTTCTTGAAAGTGTAAGTATCACTGCAGTTAATGCAGGTAGATATAATTTCTCATTTACTGGGTACGCATTAAAAGTTGGAAAGAGCCCAGTAAATTAAAAAATCCTTAGTGATTAATAATAAAGGCCTGGGATAAAAATATCTTAGGCCTTTCTTGTAAGAGTCCCCCAAAACAACAAACAAAAATGAAAAAAGGAAATCCCAATGTGATAAAGCATAAGGGATAAAAAACCTTGAATCCCAATAAAGGATAATCAATGAAAAATATAACATTAGAGTAATAATAAAAGCCCTTATCTTATGAAAAGGATAAAAAGGAATCCCATTATGAAAAAGTAGAGATAATAAAAATCCCTTATAAGCCTTTCAGAAAAAAGTTATATGAAGATTATTCGAAGATTCTCAAGGAAATCCCTTATTAACGTTATCTGAATAAAAGAGGGATAGGGATTACATTTCTGTAAGGGATCAGTTAGGATTTCCCTTATTGGGTTTTCAGAAAAAAGTTGTGGCAATCCGAAACGGACAGGGTTGCCCATTAAAGCAAAAAAAGAGTATATTTTATAGGGGACAAAATATACTCTCTTTATTATTTATTATGAATTGCAGCAACACCAAATATATATAAGGAATAAGAGTGCAAATATTATGCACTCTTTTATTTTTTCTTTTTTCATTTCAAGTTCTTTTTTACAATTTCAAGCATTTTCTTTAAATTCTCTTTTTTTAATTCATCGGTATTATTAGAAACTAAACTTTCTACGGAGAAATCATTTATTCTATAAACTTGCTCATAAAATAATTTGAATTGTTTGCAATGATTTTCGCAAATTGTTTTATTCTTCTCTGAACGAATAATGCTTCCTATAAAATTGTCCAAAAGATTACGTATTTTGCGTCTAACGGATTTTTTATCTTTATCTGTTAAACAATCTGCATAAATAGAAGAGTTATATAAATTCTCTTTCTTTAAACCTGAATTGGTATGCAATCCCGTGGTGTCCAATGTTTCGAGTAATTTAGAAAAAGAAAGTTTTTCTATTTCTTTTTTTTCTACTTTTGCACTTTCTTTTTTTGTGCTCTTTTTTGCAGTTGTTTTTTGTGCTTTCTTTTTTTCAACTTTTGCAGTATTTTCTACATTGTTGTTTACTCCATTTACTAACACTTCTTTTTCATTTACATTTGCATTCATGACTTTTAATTTTTAAAGTGATACGTTTTATTTGTTTTTCTGTATTGCAAATATACAATGAATTTTTTAAATACAAAAATATTTTGAGAAAAATTTTTATTGAATTTTTCTATTAAACAAATAGATTTTATTTATTAAAATATCATTGCTCACCATCACTCTTCTTTCATCATTACCTACCTACCCGCTTAAATCATCAAGGCCTTAGTTGGCTGGTTTTTGAAGGCCTTTATTTAGGGCCATCGATGGAGATTATTATGACCTTTTGGGCTTACAGGGCCTTACGCTTGGTTAGCCGGTTTTATATAATATATCGTATAAGGATATCCTGAAAGTAGGATGGGCTCAAAGAATTAAGGCCTTAGCTAGCAGGTTTTACAAAGTAAAGATAAAAGAAGAACACAAATAAAAAAGGTAGCCTACTTATCCCAAGCGAGCTACCTTATACAGATTTGATTAGAGTAATATTCCTATTGAGTATGATTAAGATTTATTTTCATAAGATAATTAGTATTCGATGTATCGAACAGGCTAGCATTAAATTTCAGCTATGAATGTGATATATAATTTCGTATTACCCAATCCTATATATTGAAAGGCATTAGATAGGTCAAGGTAATCCTGGATTTCATTTAATGTTTCCTTATAGAAGGATAATGCCTTATCATAATTCTCTGATATAATTTGGTCTCTGTTATCTGTAATCGATAATTCTAAGAACCAAACTAATTTCTCAGGATCATTAGGTAAAATTCGAACCATACTAGAATCAACTTTAGAAAAGCGATTAAAAATCTTTGACCAAAGATTATAACCTCTAGGATCATCCATTCCTAAGGATTCATAAAAGAATTGTCTCAGATAAACATTTTTTACTGTTCCTTCGATGTTCTCTGTATCCTGGAATAGGATTGTGTTATTAAATAACTGATCTGTTGTGTTCATAGGGCAATAATTTTTTATATGATTAATATTACAATGCAAATATAATCAATATATATTATATTATATATAATACGCATATAAAATTTGGGCTCTGATTCAAGGCTCACTTCGAAGGATTATTTAAACTTAGGGCCATCAATGGTATATAATAAGGCCTTGAATCCTTACATCGAATTAAATGGACACAATGATCTAAGGCCTTATTATATTATACTTAAAGCCTTGAGCCAAATCACATACCCTCTTGGTTAGCCCAAAAACACATCGAAAAATAAAAATATCCTTGAACACAATGTACATAGGATCATCGAATAAAATCCTTATCCTAATATAATATATATATTATATAATAAGGCCCTAAAAAAATCAACATAGCTCTAATATAGCCCAAAAAAACAAGCTTCTATCAAAAAATTAATAATCATATATATATAATAATATAATATAAAACATCATCAGATCACAGATCAAGGATTATAATCATATCCCTTATATTATATAATAATATAATAAGAGCTATGAAAATAGATCCTACAAAAGAAAACACAAAGCTCATATAATATCATATTAATATAACATATCATCGAATCAAGGATTATAATAATCTCAGAACACAGAACATAATCCTATATATTATATAATATAATAATAAGGGTTATAATAAATCTTCGAATCAGAGATCAAGGATTTATAAATCCTAGACTGGGATTAAATAAAATCTTCGAATCATTGAACCAAATTTATTAAAATCATCAGATTCAAGGCAATCATTTTATAATAATCATCGAATTTTATCATAATCCCAGACTTTCGATTAAATATTTAATTTAACATACCTCTAGTAAATTTTACTTTAATTCTAAGTAACTAGAAAGATTCCCCTCTATTATGTTCTAGATTAATAAATAAAAGACATTGTTTTTAGCTTCGATTGTGATTTTAATTTATCCATAGATAACCCTAAAATTTATCCTAAAATCTTGAAGTTGAGAGTTTGATATTTTTTTCTAAAGCCGGCTATTTTTAACTTGTGCTCGAAAAAAAGTACAGTTTTGGATATGTTTTGGATATGTTTGTAAAAAATGGGTTAAAAAAGTCAAAAGTGCTAAAAGTGAGCTAAGTTGACAGTTTAGGGTAAAAAAGGCCCTAAATCCTCAAATCCCAGACCTAATTTTTCGAAAAAATGTACACAACACGTATGCAAATTTTAGGGCCTTAAAACTTGAAAACTCTATGGTTTAGATAGTGGGAGATAGCTCTCTTGATAGTGAGTTACAAAAACCCCCGTGTTATACCCATGTTATATAGCTTCTATTTGATAGTATATTTGATAGTATATTTGATATTATTATTTTCCTTTTTATATGTATTGTTTTTTTGTATGTAGGTTATATATAGGATTTTCTTTTATCATTGTTATAATGGGGATCTATGTTTTTTTATTTTTATGTTTGTTTTTGGTGATAAGGATAGGGATTATATTATCATTGACATCCCTTTATGTGTTTGTTTTTTGGGTTCTATGATAATATCTGGGATTCTTTTCATATATTATTTCTATGATGATTTTTATTTATCATTGATTATGTGATAAGGATTATCATTGACTTATGATAATCCTTTTTGTCTTTTTATTTGTTGTTTTGGGTTATGGGTATATAATCCTTGTGATATGGGGATTATTGAATTATTTATATCATAGAACTGGGATTTATTTATTCGATTTCTTTTTTGTTTGTGTTTTTTGGGATGAGTGTAAGGGATTCTTTTATTATCCTTGAAGTATGATGAGCTTTGATTTAAATTGTGTTTGTTGGTGGGAAATGTAAATCCTTTCATAGTTAAGGATAATGATTATTATTTGATTGTGATGGTAGTTAATTTCTTTGATATTAATATGATTTGTATTATGGAAGGATTTTCTTGGCCTTCTTTTGGTTGAGCGTTTAGGTGGATATGATATTCCTTGAGTAGTGATGTTGGCTCATGGTCTATACATCCTTCCATCAGATATCTGATACGAAACATTATTGTGCCTGGCTCAATTTCTTGTTTGGGTTTCCCTATCAATAAGAAGGAAATAATTCCTGGTATGGGCATTACCATATCTATTGTATAGGATTCTAGTAATGCTCTTACTGTTGGATGGAGAATGGTTCTTAGAGCTTCTAAGGTATCCAGTAATTCCTTTCCTTTTAGTTGTTCGATTTCAGACATTGAACCCTTACCAATAGCTTCCCAGAGCTCTCCTTCTTTTGTGAACTGCATTGTTTTGGTATAGAATTGGAATTTGTAATAGCTTGGTTCTGAACTATCTTTTCCAAGGTCATCTTTTAGGTAAGCTATTGCTTCATCTAATCTAAGTTGTTTCATTAGTTCAACAAATCCCTTACTATCGGTTGCAGTTTCTAAATATTGGGTTAAGAATCCCATATATTGGACCTCTACTGATTTGATCCATTCCCAGTTTTTGATTTCTTTTGTTGTCATAATGATGAATGTTTTTATTGATTTGATAATAGAACTGTTGATTGCTTAAGATAATTTGGTAAAGGATATACGTATACCATTACTTGAGATATACTTGAATGATTTACCATCCAAATGATTGCATCTTTTTGATATTTCTTGAAGAGAAGCTTGAGCTTCTCTATGAATTCTTCTGAAAAGTATTCTTCTATGTCA